AAAATACCGTTATGACATCGCCTGCGAGGCCTCCTATCTTTATGCTCCGCTGCCACTATATGCAAGGTATGGATTCAAGCCTGCCGCTTTGAGATCCTTAACGGCTCTCTGGTAAGCAGTATTGGCCATGCGCTCTTGAAAATCGCGGTTCTTTTGAGCCTCTGCCGCGTTAAACTCTCGATTGCGCAATGCCTCTGCCGAGTTATAATCCATCTCGACCTTTGTAGGATCGAAGGTACGAGTAAACCAATTCGAGGTCGCTCCGTTCGTACCGAACAAGCGATCTGCTACGGTAGGTCCACCAAATGCCATAATTTGACCTCCTTAATGATGGTCTATCAACGAAGGCATGCTATAGACAGGCATCTTACGAACAGCTGACATATCAAAGTAGAAGTTGAGAATGAAGTTATTCTGACTTGAAGATGGAACAGAAAGAGTACGATCCACAAAATCAGGAATTTCTTCGGTAAACGACTGTGAAAGAGTCGGAGAAGAAAAATAGAAATCGGCAAAATGCCAGATATCCAGAGAATTGGACGCATTAGAACGCATTTGACCAGAAATAGTATTCGGGATATTACGCAACTCAGACCATGCTTCACGATAACCAAAGACAGCTTCAGGTCCTGCTTTAGCATACAATTCAGTCGTATAAACAGGCTGCTGTCCAATCGTAGAAAACAAGGGATCGTAAAAATCCTCACGAACCTTGCGCCGCCACTTCTTAGCGATGCCTTGCTGGTACGTATGACGATACCTGAGACATGCAACCGTCATAACAATACCATGCTCTTTAAACTTCCTGGAGTATCCCGTACGACCATTCGTCCAAGAATAAGCACTTACATTGCCGAGAGGGCTTTCTTCCGTACCTATCGAAGTCTGAGCGACTTGAACGATGTTGAGCGGAGTACGACCGCCTCCGAGATACTGAGGGAACTGGATATAGGCATCGGGGATATGAACTCCAAAATGTCCATAAAGATACTCATTATATCTCGATCCATAAATCGCATCACGCTCAAGCATCTTCTGAAAAGCGAACGCAAGACGAAGATCATCAACGGAAATAGAATTAGCGTTAGAAAGGTCTGCATAAAGGTTATTTATACCCAGAGGAGAAGGATTATTTTCACCAACCGTAGGAGTCTTCGCAGTATAAGCATTACCTAACGTAGAAGTAACATTAATAACACCTGGCACAGGAAGATCACCAGACGGAACAGCCCTAAACTGAACAGGTTTTAAAAGAGAAGGATCCACCAACTCCATCTGATCAGCCAAAACCAAGGCACGTTCACCAAGATTAAACGATACAGGCGCGCCTTTCTGAGGATTGGGGACGCACGACGTAAAATAATCTTTATACTTATTCACTTTAGGCAATTTACCACAATAAGAATTAGGAGCAAAAACATTGTCACCAAGTAACTCTGACAAAGAAAAGCCTTTCTTCTGGATATAAATCTCATCGGTGGTATTCTCGTTTCTGAAGTACTTATCGTAGATCAGAGCGAACGATCTGAAGGGCAGAACCGAAACGGGTTTGTTCTGAGAGATACTACCAAGAGGAAGCCCAAGATAATCACCAACACTTCCAGACTTAACCTCGCCATATGTCATAGGAACTTCTTCAAGGTCATTATCGGTATAAGCCGAGGGGTTCGGATTACCAAATACTTTCTCAAAGTCATCATAGACAAGGCGATGAGGAACGAAGAAGTGATAAACATCCAGGAACAAATTATCCATAACAGGCTTGAGGAAGGACGAGGTGACGCGAGAAACATCAAAAGCTCGACATTTAAACACATCACCAGGTACAACCTCTTGCCAGTCGATGGGGTACAACGTGCCAACGTCCATCGACGTTGTCACAGAGTGAGAAAGATTAAAACGTGCTCGAGGAAATCGAGGAATCGGCACGTTCTGCAAAGAATGTCCGTAAGCCATTACTTAATCACCTCAAGAACACCATTCATAACAAACTCCGGAGCGGACGAAATAGCACCGCTCTCAAGGTCATACTCTCCGAGATAGTATAGAGAAAGGTCTGGCGCAATATCAGACTTCTCGCAGAGATTCTTAAACCAACGGACAGCGAGTCCTTCGTTCATAAAGATACGAGGCTCGGAAAACTGTCCTGCAACCGCGTCTTTGACGCTGTAAATCTTGTAAATCATGTTAAATACTCCTTATCAAATCACAAGCTAAATCCACCATAAGCTATACGCTTATGCAGACGGCGACGACGAGCGCGGCGACCTGTACGAAAGAAACCACGGCGACCGCGTGCAACACGGCGACGACGACGACGGTACATCACTTTACCTCCTTATCTGTTTTTTCAGCAGAGGAAGGGGCAGAGCCAGAGGCACCGCCAGCGGTCGAAGAGTCGTCCGAAGTGGAGGCGGACGGCTTGTCAGCCTTTGCGGCTTGCGCCGCTTTGCTCTCCTTCCTTGCCTTTTCTATCTCGTCCAGGCGAACCTTCAACTTGTTTGCCTGGTCAGATACATGCTCAAAAATCTCTTCAGCAGACAGCTCATCGGAGAGCTTGAACTTTTCACGGTACATCTCGGCTTTATCCAGATACTCGGTAAAGCCGTCCAGATCATCCAAATACTCATCGTAGTTATCTTGAATTTCATCTGTCGCATCCTCTTGTGGCATAAAACGCTCAAGACAGGACTGCAAACAGATGTCTCTGCAACTATCGATAAGCTCCTGGATATCAATCCGCTCATCGGTCAGTTCCAGCTCGCCTGTCGCCTTATTCAGACGATAAACAGGCTTGTAACGGTCAAACTCTTGCGACGGAGATTCTTCCGTCTCTCTGTACGTTGCAGTACGATACTTCATAGCCTCATTTAACTCCTTAAGATATTTTATATTCTTCGTCCTAAAAAATAGGACGATAGACACCACAGCATAGACGGCGAAGGTAATGTATTCGCCATAATTGGTCATGAAGTCCACAAAACTCATTACTTATCTCCTTTATCGTATCCATCAAATAAAGACATCTGGTCTACTCCATCCAGAGAGACCAACTGTCGATTAAGATTCAAATACATCTCATAGAGGATCTTACGACGCTTAATAAGATGTCCATAGTCAGAGCCTTTTACCTCGATAGCGAGGAGTTTATCCATCATCGCGATATCTCGGGAAACTTCCTGCATGCGGCGAACAATCCGCTCTCGTTCAGTAATCCGTTTCATCACACAACCAGGAATAATCGACAGCACCACAAGACGGGACGACTCCGAGGATATCGACCTCGTCTAAAGACATAGAGGAACAGTAGTTTGAAAAAATCGCAGCCGCTTGAACAAAGGTATCAGCAAAAACGGAAGATGTATGAATAGATCCATCGTTCAAGGCGTATGTAACAGAAAAGCACATAAAAAAAACACCTCACAAAATAAAGTGAGGCGAGGAAAACAAAAAAATGAAACAAAACTCCGTCGCCTCTTACGTGTTTGCTTTTTTTACAATACCATTATATCACGGCATGCAATTCTTGTCAAGACTTTTTCCAAAAATTTTTTCAAAACGATGTTTCCGATATTCTATCTGTGTAATGTAGTGTTTTATGTTCGCCATCATCTCAACGTATTCGCTTATCGCATGGTTTATGCGACGCTCCTTTAAGTCCGCAATCTGATCGGGATAAGACCGCTCAAGGACTTTGAGATAATAGCGGGGAAGATGAATATATTTGCCGTCCTGGTAAAGTTTATCGGTTTCCATAAGGTTTGGCTTGATAGCCTGATAACCGATGCCAGGATTACGGCTCATATTCACAAAAGCTCGATGCCTGCCGTCGGCAGGGGGCTTTTGAAGGTAGATGGCTACATACTTAGCCACATCGAACTCAACCTCACAAACGCTAGAGAATCCTTTCGTCCACACCTTCTCAAGCTGAGGAGACCGATAAAGTTTCGTACCCTTTTTGTCATGGCCAAAAAGATATCGGTCGGAGAAGTCATGACCGAAGACAATCATGTGATAGTGAGGCCGAAGAAACTGTTCACCATACTCACCGCATCCAAAGAAACGGATCGCGGAAGGCTGAGACGCCTTCCGCAACCGCTTCAAAAAGGTCTGCATCTCATACACACTTACGCTCATATCGTGAGGAAGATGCTCATCGGCATAAGTAAGCGTAATCATGCAGTTGTGCTCATGCGCTCTCGTCTCCGCAACGACACGATAAGCCCACTCGATCGAGTGGGATATACGGCACTCTATGCATTTGCCGCACGGGACAAAGAACTGATACTTCGCAAGCTTAACGGGCATCAGACACATAATCTCACCTGTGAAAAGTGTAATTTCACGTTTCGATGGTGTCAGTCGGCGTATATTTATCAAGTAATGAATACGCCTATGTTTTCCATCGAAACGTGAAAATCTGTAAAAAGTGCAAGTTTTTATCACTATCCGCATGCTCCGCAAGCGGCGGGGACTGCCCTTTTCGACTCTGTTTTAGTCGTGGGATTGTCGGACTTTTTCACGCACGTTAATCGCGCGCGTTTTGTCCGACTTTGACACAACAGTGTTGGGTCCCATTTCTCAAGCCTACGTTAAGGCTCGAAAAACGGGACCCAGACGGCCGATGGTAGCCATCGGCACTTAGTTATATGCAAGACACCGTTTCACGGCTCTATATGGCGATTTTGAGGCTCTAACGCTTCGATAGGGCTATCGCGGTGTTTGCAAGCACTGTAAGCAGGCTTGTTGTGTTACGGGCAGTCCCTCCGCCGCTTGCGCTCGCGTTGCTTCCGCTAGCATAGCAGATGTTGGAAGTTTTGAGGATTACGATAGTGGAAGTTCATCATGG